TCTTTGCTCTGAGCTCTGTTAGTTGGGTCTGGTACTTGTTCTTATCACGTTCAGCATCAGCACGGTCATCGTCGGCAGCAATCTTTTCACCAAGTGCATCTGAATACTTTTTGGTCCAACTATCGAGAACTGTATCATCAACTGGTTTGGCTTGCATCATCTCTTGCTTCTCCTTCTCAAGTCTCTTCTTTTCATCACCAGATGCCTTATCAATTTCTGCTTGTTTAGCCTTGACTTCCGGGTCGTTCTTACCCTTTTGCTGGCCTTGATTGGTTAGCTTCTTATTGTAAATGTTTGCAATGGTTTCTGCATTCTTTGAAGCTGCATACTTTTCAATGTATTTCTTACGTTCATCTACGTATAGTGCATTGACCTTTGTAATCTTGTCATCTGCTTGGTAGAAAGCAAACCGGGCAGCATCCAGTTGTTGAGTTACTACAATAATTTGCTCACGTAATGCAGATGGATTGAGAGTCCCTGTTACAGAAGCAATTGCTGTTGCGATTCCTGGAGGCAGTTCACCGGTTGGAACAGTGCTAGAAATCACTCCCCACTTTGGGCGACCAATTGCACCACCTGCCATCTCAGCGACCTTTTCGCCTTCTTCTACTGGAAGAACTGGTGCTGTTGCCCCTTCTGGAGCAGGAGGAGGCTCTGCAGCAGGAGCTGGCTCTTGAACTACTGGTGGTGCAGGCTCTTGAACTTCTGGTGGTGCTGATTCTATTGCTCTGGCTCCGTACAGGCTGCCAACTAAGGCAACACTGCCGGCTGTAATGGCAAGTGCCGTTGTTAATGTTGCCATGTTAACTTGTTGTATATAACAAGAGATGTTTCATTTAGTGGAAGATACTTACTCACGCGTTGAAGGAAACTTAATCAAGTCTGGACAGATTAGAGACTCTTGGTATTCTTTTATTTTTAATATTGTAGTTCTAGTTATTGTTGTTGGTGGCTTTGTCTATTTTTTGTACTACAATCGCGGGTTGGAGAAGGAAAAAGAAAATATAGAATTTAAACCCCAGCCATGGTTAAATGCAGTCCGCAATGTCCCCGGAACCGACTATGGCCAAATTCCTCAAACTGAAATTAGAGGTGGTATATCGGGGATTGTCAATCGAGGAAGCGCGGCAACGTTTTGATGAATTAAAGCAAGAACCAACTCCTGTAGTTAAACAAACACGCAAACTTAAGAAATGAGGACAGCTGCTGCCTACATTTCCAAATTAAAAGCTGAAGCTCTCGGTAGGACATACAAGGTCCAAGATACCAACCATAGGCTATTCACAAGCACATTATATCGTGGTGCAGCTGGTTGTGGACCTGTAAATTACGACCAGATTGAATATGTAGAACCGTGTAGTTGTGATTATATAGGTCCTGCTAGAAGGTCTAATTTTACTTCTCCTACAACAGTCTATGATGGTGGAAGTGCTAGAACTGGAGGAGGACGAATCATAGATGGAGGATTTGTAAATGAATTTGGACCTATAGTAGATGGAGGATTCCCTTAAGCATAATATAATGGATGCGATTCCTTGCTTATTTGCAGGCATACTGACCGGTTTCTTTGTTGTGTCAATTTTCAAACCTCCAAAGAGAATGATTAATGCTATCCCAACTCCTGGTGACTCTGAATCATTCTACACAAAGTCAGGCTGTGTCAGGATTAAAGCAGAACCAGTTGCATGCTCCGGGTCAGCCGTTTCTCTCAATGTACTTGTAAATGATAGATAAGCTCTTAAGACGAAAGGAAACAATCGGATTCTTTGCTTTTATTATCGGCTTTGGCATTGTAGTGATGTTGCTTCATCACCCTATTTCAAGCCAAAAGATTCTTGCTCTGTCGCCTGCCGAGTTCGAAAATAGAGAAATTAAGGCAGATGGTAAATGTTATAAATATCGCGTGGAGGATGCTTCGTGTGAAATCACTTCCTCTAAATAAACATGGAAAGCGGACTTGGAGCAACAGACCTTTCTGAACTTTTGGGTGGACAGCCTGTGCAATCGCCTGCGTTCCAACCAATGGTTACGGGCGGAGGCGACCCCTTTAGCACTCCATTGAATACCTCGCCCCCGAAGTCAAACCCGGTAGATTATTCTCGTCAGTTTTCAATTCTTCGTGGGTCTGTGCGGGGATTTCTAGGTTACCTTGCGTTTTTTCTTGCTGCCGGTATCATGTCTCTTGCATTCTCTCGCGAGCTGGCCCTTCGGTATGTTCCCCATGCATATAAGGATGGTGGCATAGTTTCTTACACTGGAGCCGCTGTTCTTGGAGGAGCATCCGTTGTACTCGCATATGTCATTAACACATTATTCAATACAATAGTATAATGGACCCGTCGATAAGACGTTCACTACGTTATAGTTCTAGAGGATATACTGTTGACCCCCCAGCTCTGTTTCATCCATATATCTTGGTTGGAGCTGGTGAGATGCTTACCCCGGCATTTGTTAAAAAATATGAGATTACGCATGTAATCAATTGTGCAGAAGAAGCTGATTCTCCGTCTTGGTTCAAGGAGCAATTTCCAGATAAGTATTTCTGTATCAATGCAGTAGATTCCTTACATGCTAATATCATGAAATGGTATCCAGAGTTTAAGGCGGCATTAAAGTATTGCTTACAGCAGACTGATTCTCGTAAGATTTTTGTTCATTGTCAGTGTGGAATTAACCGAAGCGCCTTCCTTGCTTTGATGTACGTATGTGACGTATTTAAGTTTCCGTTTGCATCAACTGAACTCTCTGTACTGAGGCAACGGCCATGTATGATGACAAACACTTCTTTTCGGCAGCAGGTTTTCAATGCTCTAAGTAAAGATGTCTAATCCAATTTGGGACAAAATTGCTGCTGCCCCCGGTCAAGCTACCGAGGCTGTTATGGGTCCAAGCTACAGCTACATAGAAAATATTAAGACTCCTTCTCAATTAGGTGTTGGCTCTAGAGGAACTATTGGTCAGATTGCCACAAACACCTTTGCTATCGGAGATTACATCAAGTACATGGTTGCTGGTCCTGCGCTGGGTAATCGTTATTTTGTAAATACTGGTGGGTCTTGTCAAGCATCTGATAAGTCTGTTCAAGCTCGATACAATTACATCAACAATGTGGCAGATGGAGCAGATGTTCTTCCTCAGTCAATGAAGAGCTCTCTTGGAGGAATCGCCTCTAATTTTGATGGTCTTATCCCCGGAATGATGGAAGATGCAGAGGGAGGCTTGAACCCTGTTCATCTATTTAGCTCATTGTCTGCTGATTCAACTCCTCCATGTGAATGTTATACATGTGAAACTAGTGGTGGCCCTCAATCCAGATTTCTGAACAAAGACCTGACAGCAGACTTTAACCCGGCCCTTTGCAAGCAAACAGATAACTCTAAGTGTATTCAAACTACGGAAGGGTTTACTGATATGTCAAATGACGTTTACCCTATTCTAGTAGCAATTGGATTTTTAGCTATTTTCATAGCAGTCGCTGGAAAGAAGTAAATGAGCGACAGTATGTTTAGAATAAAGAAGGGCCGAGATACTAAGCAAGAGACACTGGGTGGAACATTAGATTCAGTTCATCAATCAGTTGTGACTTCTTTACGGGATTCTCACGCAAATCAAGATTCTCTAGCTGACCAAATCAAGCAACTAGAGATTGAAATAAATGAATTAGAGTCCGGTAAAAATCAGCAAGAAATCTTTAAGCTTGCTCAGAAGCACGATAAGCTTCGTACACTTCAATCAGAACTAAAGGACCAAAATCAGTTAGATGCTTACTTTCTCAAGAATGCAGATTTGATGCTCCAATATTATGGTCAATCAGAGTCCAGTTCTGCCGTTACAGTAAAGCATGTAGATAACAATACATTTATGAGGTATTTGACTCCTACGGCACCTGTGGAAACCGGGCCATCTCGCAAGCAGATGTTCGATGAGTATGTTTCCAGAATGAAGTTGGGTACTGGGACTGAATCAAGTGATGTAAATACAGATACAGAACATTGTAATCGGTGTAATGTTGCTCGAGAAGAAGTTGCAGCAGAAGGTATCCTTGCGTGTCCGATGTGTGGGTCAGAAGAATATATGATGGTTGTTTCTGATTTTCCTTCCTTTCGTGACCCTCCTAAGGAAAGGAATAACTATGCATATAAGAAAATTAATCATCTGAATGAGATTCTGAATCAGTTCCAAGCAAAGGAAAGTACGATTATCCCGGATGAAGTGATGAATGAAGTTGTATGCGAAATCAAGAAACGACGCATACAAAATATTGCCGAGCTCTGCGAAAAAGACATACGAGAGATTTTAAAGAAGCTAAATAGAAGTAAGTATTATGAGCACGCAGCCCACATCGTCTCTCGACTCAATGGCAACCCGCCTCCGACTATCACACCAGAAATTGAGGAGAAAATCAGAGCCATGTTTCAAGACATCCAAGCTCCTTTCCTCCTCTACTGCCCCAACGACCGGACGAATTTTCTGTCCTACTCGTACATCCTGTATAAGTTTTTCGAACTTCTGGAGCTGGATGAGTACAAAGTTTACTTTCCTCTCCTCAAGTCCCGAGACCGACTAATTAGTCATGACCAAATCTGGAAAAAAATATGTGACTATCTCCGTTGGGAGTATATAGTCAGTGTTTAGA